CCATGCGTACCAGAAGTTGTACTGCGTCCCATAGCGGTCCATCAGGAACGTGAGCGACACGTCCGTGTAGTTAGCAGAGTAGGGCATCTTCTCAGAGACACCCACGCCAAATCGAGCCACGTCGGCCGTCCTCATCGTCATTCCAGGAAGCGATGCGGACACGCAGCGATAGGTGAGTTCCTCGGCGCTGTCGTAGGTGTTCATGGTAGTACCGTCGGCACCGGTGATGTTGTAAGCACCCATTCCATCCGGATTGTCGAAGTAGATCGCCACGTCGTACTTGTTCGTCTGAAGTACGCCAGTGTCTCCGATGTAGGCCTGAAAGTCAGCGATGTTGAATGCCACTGTTACTATACCTTTAGTTGAGAGTCTCTGAAGACCTGCTGCTTAGACGCACCCTGGAAGTTCTCTGTCGGGAGCATCAGCGCGAAGTCCCACTCGTCGGGTGATACGTATATGAAGGGTGAACCTACCTGACTCACTAGATACTTCTTAACGCACGGCTTGAAGTACTTGAACCTACCTGCCTTACTTAGTATCTGATATGATAATTTTAAGATCGTAGTATTATCAAACTTCTGATTATTTATTGTTGAGTAGAGAGCGTCCATAAGTTTAGCTCTCAGCTTCGGCGGTAGGTAGTGAAGGTTGATGCCTAGAAAGCTGTCACCATAGAACTCTATCGGAAATATCAGCGGGAACGCGTCGAAGTACGGCAGGTTCTTCGTCTTGGCGTCGTACACGAACATGTACATCTTACCGATGCTCTTCTCGTTCAGTGTCTGGAATCTCTTGAACGGCATGTTAGCGCTGAGGATCTTCTGCGATTTTACGTTGTTCAATGACAGCGCGGTCTTGCGAAACCAATCTATAGCTTCCTTCGTTCCGGCCTGTAGATTGGATGTCGTTGTCTTATCGATTGCGTCCTGAAACTTAGTTCCCGATGGTGCACCATCCATAACCGTCTGAAATAGTGATGCCATTAGAAGTTAATTCCTAGTTCTTTCTCTGTCAACACCTGAAATACCCACCCTCTATCCTTACAGTATTCTGTAGCCGCTTTCCATTTTGCTTCGTTCACACCCCACGTCATCACTTCCTGAATGTATCGCCTGCTCTTCTTACCCTCAGTAATTGCCGGAGGTTTGGTCTGTGATAGCGGTTTAATTTCAATGAGTTTAGTCTCTTTGACACCTTTTCTATTTATCATGGTTACAAGAAAGTCAGGAAAATAGCGATGTATGCGATTGTCGATCGGAGAGCGATAGGGAATAATGAGTTCCTCGGAACTCCAGTTAAGCACATCGGGGTGAGCATCTAAATCCATCATCATCTTCAGTTCCCAGCGAGACCGATAAATAATGTTAGTAGGATCACCCTTATATTTGGCGGGATTACGCGGTTTGAAATAACCTTTGTACGTTTTCATAGAGTCCAATAAACAAAATAAATATAAAGAAAGTATTTATTGAAGGAAAATAGATGCCCGGAGTCGGAGTCAATACACAACCTAAACCTCAGCAGATAGCCAAAACACAGGGAATGAATCTGCCTGCCGGTGCCGCAAGATCGTCTACTGTAGCACCTCCATCTGGTGGTCAAATGCGTTTTCCACTTGATCTGGAAAAGCAACCATTTTGGATTTCATTTTCATTCTATCAGTACAACATGCCGTCATTAACAGATCAATCTGTTTATTATGCCGATCAAGGTACAATTAGATTACCATTACCTACATCACTTAGAGATGAATGGAACACTGAATACTCAGTTGAGAATCTAAGCCTATTGACAGGTATGGCAACTAATGCAGTCCAACAGGGAAGCGGAAGTACGGCGGGGGTTACTGCTGGTTTAGCTCTTGCTGATCGCGCAACCGGCGGCCAGCTCAGTAAAGCCGCCACGAGTCAACCAGCTCAAGTTGGTCTTCAGTCGCAGGGTGCTACTCTCAATCCATTCCTCACCGTCATGTTCAAGCAACCGTCGTTCAAGCACCACAACATGCAGTGGAAGTTGACTCCGTCTAATGAGCAAGAATCACTGCAGCTGAACCAGATCATCAACACGTTCAGGTCGAACATGCTTCCAGATAAGAACTCCGCGCTCGGTGGATCGCTGCTCACCTATCCTAATATAGTTCAGGCTGCGATCAGCGTCAATGACGGGAGCTACTTCACTTACGTATTCAAACCTGCAGTGGTTACTAATTTTACTATTGACTTCACGCCATCGGGGCAACCTTCATTTTTTGGTTCATCGCAATCACCAGCTCCAACGGAAGCACTTCTTGGATTACAGATGATGGAGATCGAGTACTGGTTATCAAGCGACTTTGGTCTTCTTGGTCGTCAAGTTTCTGCTTCTTCAATTGCACAAGCAATTCAGAATGGAATAGCAGGATTATTTTAATGGCATATCAAACATACTTTAAGAACTTTAATACTATAAGTTACAGTAATACCTCAGCTGTTGATCTTACAGAGCGCGTTGTTACTCTGCAGAACGTAGAGACAAATCCATACGTATTCTATCCACTTGATATTACAGGCGGCGCTCGTGCCGATCAGGTCGCCTACTTAAACTACAAGGACCAGTTCTCTAGTTGGGTTATCTATCTAACAAATGATATTATTGATCCGTACTATGATTGGTATTTGACACAGAGTGAGTTTAATAATTTTATTATTACAAAGTATGGTTCTATAGCTAATGCAACACAGACAGTAGCTTTCTGGAGAAATAACTGGGTAGACCAACCAGCGCTGAGCACAACCGCCTATAATGCTGAAATAGCAGGTAACCCAGGTAGAATTAAATACTGGTCAGCCAACGTTGGACCAACAGGTACTATATTTAGTTACTCGCGCAATCCCGTTGATTGGACTGTTACAACAAATCAGATTGTAAGTTACAGTTATACCGGTAGCTCTGCATTCATTCCAAATGAGATCGTAAATATCAATGGCACTGGCACCGCTCAGGTAGTTCAATCAAATTCGACTACACTAGTCGTGCAACATACATTTAATAATGTTGCTACATCCACAGGTTATATCTATGGAACGCAGAGTCAATCTAATGTAGTTATAACCTCAATGAGTTATTTGGCTAATACAATTCCAGCTAATGAGTTGTACTACTGGACTCCAGTTTATAACTATGATTATGAGAATGAAAAGAATGAAGGTAATAGAACTATTAGAATGATGCAACCACAGTATGTTCCAGCGTATGTTAAGAATGTTAAGAGTCTATTAAAATAATGGCGCAGAATCCCGGTGATATTCTACTCGATGACCTAACTATCTCGTCACCAAGATCAGGTTCGTGGCAGGCAGCACCACAGATGTTGTCTATGGACATCTTTGAGTCTATTTTTGCACCAGCAGTTATGGCTACCATTGAAGTTGCTGACGATAAAGATTTTATTGGTAATCTAAAAATAGCCGGCGATGAATCAGTAAGTCTTGCTTTTAGAACTCCAACTGGCGTATCTGTATCATATAATTTTCATCTTAATCAGGTACAGGATATTGGCATTGAAGGCGCTATGAAAGTAAAAACATATAAGCTTGAATGCATATCACGTGAGGCACTTACAGGTCAAGGTAATCAAGTTCAGAAAGCATATAACACGACGATCGACCAGATCATTTCAGACTTACATAATAACTTTCATAATAGCAGTTTACCAATAGCAACAGAACCTACCAAAGGCAATCGCAAGTTTGTAGTGACTAATCAACCATCATACCATGCAATTGAAACATTAAGACAAGAAGCAGTATCAAGTCAGAACAAAGGTTCTAACTATATGTTCTGGCACACGTGGAAGAGCTTCTATTTTCAGTCACTTGAGTATATGTTAAGTCAGTCTGACGTTAAGACATTCAAGCAAGATAATACAGTGGGCCACTCACTTGGTAGCGTAATCGATAACAATATTCTAGCATGGCATGTTCCTCAGAATATGGACGCGATGAATCGCATTCATGCCGGCGTCATCAACCAGCGTGTTACTACGTATGATCCACATACACATAAGTATGTATCACAGGATTTTAAACCAGATCAGAGTGAGTTGAAGAATCTTGGTGCTGGTTTAATAACTGCACTATCAACATTTAAAGCTCTATTCCCAAATGCTAATAGAACAGTTCATAGAGTAGTAAACCCCAATCAAGCAATCAATGTAGATAAAAGTTATGTTCCTTCGACAATACCATATAAGCAATTAAATATGGCAGCAATGCAGGAACAGATGATGCAAATGACTGTTATTGGTGATCCTAATCTTGAGCCTGGAAGAACAATAACTGCTAACGTACCAAAGATTACAGGAACAACTGGATCAAACGAGCCAGAGCCACAGATGAGTGGTAGATGGCTTATTGCAAAAACACATCATGAAATTAGACGCCCAGATGTAAGACCAAGACACGTAACTAATTTAGAGTGTCTGAAGGGTGCATACGAGGAGGGAGTATAATGTCACAACCAAATTCACTTGGATCACACATGGAATTCTTTACCGCCGAAGTTCGTGATATAAAAGATCCTGACGGCGGTGCTGGTAAGATTAAACTTATGGTTCATGGTCATCATAATGTTGGTGATACTCCAATTAAAGATGAAGATCTGCCTTGGGGTCATGCTATCATGAACAACAGTCCATCGCTTAATGGTATTGGTGAGTCAGTTAATTACCATGCAGGTAGTACTGTAATTGGATTCTGGTTAGATCCTAACACAAAACAAATACCAGTGATTCTTGGATCACTTCATAGATCAGCTCTACCAAATTATGACTAATAGGAAAGATAAATGGCTGGCGTAACATATAATAGTTCTGGACAGGTAATATATCCTAATGCTCCAGCAGGTTCTGCACTTCCTGGTGCACCTGCCGCACCTGCAGCCGGTCTAGCACCTACACCAGTATCGGATGATGTTGCTGCAGCAATTGCTGCTGGTGGTGGTGACATGGGTACTGTTAATCAGTACAATTCCGTAGCACCGACACCGGCTGCAGTAGACAAGACTGAAGGTGATGGTAAAGATAAAAAAGATCCTTCAGACTTTGGTGTGTGCACAACTTCAGATGGCACTGCTGTAAAAGGTGGTACTGTCAATCTCGATGATGGCGCGCCTAACTTACCGACTAATTTTGCTGACTTTCAGTCTAAGTTGGGAACAGATTACGGAACAAATCCAAAGATTGGTAGAGACAAGACATCATCAGTAAATAAAGATGCGAGCTCAGTTGATAATGCTAGAAAGAATAAAGGTACTCAAGGACTAGATCAAGATCATCCAACTGCAGGTTCGCAAGATCCAAGTCAGTCTATTCATGATGCTATTCTTGCTGCAGATCCATCTGCAACTGCAGCAATCTTTCTTAAGAAAGCACTGCAGTCTATGGTCATGTTAAAGATGATGGATAAACTTACCAGTCCAAAAGGTATTTTATCTATGGCATCTGGTGGTCTCGGCGGTGCATTACAGGGTTTAGCGGGCGGTGTTGGTCTTGGTGCTGCTATGGGTGCTCTTAATCAGGTTATGCCGGGACTATCAGCATCTGGTTTACTTACTACATCAGCAACAAATGCACTTCATGCGGGTATGATGGGAATGATGAATAATGTACCTGTAGGTGCACTTGCAGCATCAGAAGTAGCAGCTGCAACTAATAGTTCAACACATATATCAAATGCGATGCAGGCTATTACTTCCGGATCACCACACGCGGTTGATGCCGTCGCACAATTCGGTGGACCTGCTTTTGGATTACAGCCTGGCTCTCTTGCATCAAGAATAGCCATTGTTGGACCATCTGGTTATGTTACTACACAAAGTAATATCGGTGGTATTTTAATTAATACAACAATTAGAACATCACCAATTCCACATCCAACTCAGAACATTCCTGTTCTTAATGGTCTAGAACACATCGCAATTGCTACTGCAGCTGTAAGTAGTATAGCAGGTAATCTTGCATCTACACTTGGTACAACAATACCAACTTCTAGTTTAGGACCTGTTTCAAGTGTTGTTAATGGTTCTAATTTATCATCTGCATTTAGTAACATAGGCAATTTTAATCCTGCATCAATGGCAGGAATTGTTAATGGTGGTATCTCGGGTATCGTTGATGCGGGTCTCAGCAAGATACTTGGTTCTCCACTGTCTGGTCTTCTTGGTAATGTAACAAAATTACTCCCACAAATAGGTGGGAATATAACTGGTTCTATTGCTTCATTTCCAAAATCATCTTTAAATTCAGGTAAGATGAATACAGTAATGCAGAATGCAACCAAAGCAATGTCGTTATCAAAAGCAGCACACAATGTTGCACAGAATATCTTTGGTCAGGCAAGGGCTGAACATATAGCGGATGCAGTAGGGGCAACAGCAAATTTAGCCGCTGCTGCTGGATCGCCTATATCGATGGTTACTGCTTTTGGTGATACTATAACATCATCACTTGCTGTTGTTTCAAAGGTAGCTGCAGTAACTGGTAACCAAGTTGTAATAGGCAACTCATTGAAACCAAGGTTATTATAATGGCAGCAAATAGTCAAAACTCAAGAACAAGAACTCAGCAGAATCCGCCGGGTCAGTTTCTGCGTCATAACAGAGTAACTCCATCTAGTCATGAAGTAACTGGTTGGGATATTAATGGCGGTTTACTTCACTATGTAGCAAAAATGGCTGCAGAAGGTTTCTCAGTATTTGAACACTCACACGATGGTCATCACAGCGATATCGTACATGGTGATCAGCATTCTGCAAGACAGGGACACACAGAGGATACTACTGGTCACCACGATGAGAGAAAGCAGGGCGGCGAGAGATCTCAAAAGAACTCAGCGCATCATGAGAATGGCGGTGATCACACAGCTGCAGTAGATGGTAGTCACCAACAAGCTAGCTCATCATCTGCTAAGAACTATACTACTGGCGATGGTCACCACCACATGCAGGGCGATCAGGCATTTACTGTCGAGGAAGGTGGTGTTCACTATAATGTAGCACAAGACTTCTCAATTACTGCAACTGGTAACGGTATTCATATTAATCCATCAAACGAGCTCTCGATGATAGTCGGTGGTAATGAAGGTCACGTTGTTGCTGGTAAAGTAAGTTATAATTCGGGTGATGATATTACAATAGTCTCGGGCACTTCAATTACATTACAAGTCGGTAGTTCGTCTATTGTAATAACACCAAGTGGTATTACTATTCAAGCTTCTAGAGTGGATATTAATCCATGAGCCATAAGTTTACTATTCTTATTGATGGCAATCTTGTCACATATGATAAATATGAAGATATACCTGAATCTTTTGAAAATCTTATAGAATTTATACCTGAAATTCCAGATGGTCCACACACAGAAGATCAACATGAAGAAATAGACCAGTGGAATAGTAAATTAAAAGAACTCATGCAAAGGGAAACAAGATAATGCCAGCAGCAACAAGAGTAGGAGATGCAGATGTTGCCCACTGTTCAGGAATGACAAGAGCAGTTGGTTCTCCTAATGTGTTTGTTAATGGCATTCCATGGAGTAGACAAGGTGATGTAAATACTACACATCTACTTCCAGGAGGCATTTTCTGCCCAAGTCACGCCGCCCCTATTGCATCAGGATCCTCAACAGTATACATTAATGGTAAAGGTGCAGGACGAGTTGGTGATGCGATATCTGGTTGTACATCTGTAGCGGCTGGATCCCCTAACGTCTTTTGTGGTGGTTAATATGGCGGTCACTCGCGCACAAGCAATTTCTCAAACTCAGAAAAAAGCGGATCTTTATTCTGATATTTCAAATAACTTTATTAAGCATCCAATTACAAATGAGTTGGTATTATTAAAGAATGAAGATGCTGTAAAACAAGCATTTAAGAATCTTATCTTGACAAACATTAATGAGAGATTCTTTAATCCATTCTTTGGATCAAATGTGAATAATACTTTATTTGATAACTTTGGTCCATTTATGGTTGAAGATATCATTAAATACGTTAATTTATCAGCAAAACAATTTGAGAATAGAGTTAATGTACTCAATGTGAGTGTTACGGATCAATCAGATCAGAATGCAATATCTATTAATGTTGCATTCTCAATAATAAATAATCCAACAGTACCTTTACAACTAAACATATTCCTTAAGAGAGTCAGATAATGGCAAATTCAGCAGTATCACTTACATCTTTAGACTTTGATACTCTAAAAAGTAACTTTGTTAAATATCTGACCTCTCAGTCGGTACTTAAGGACTATGACTATACTGGTTCAAATATCAATGTTCTCTTAGATCTACTTTCTTATAATACATACTTGAACTCATTCTACCTAAACATGGTAGCATCTGAGATGTTTCTTGACTCAGCTCAGAAGTTAGATTCAGTTGTATCACACGCTAAAGAATTAAATTATACACCAAAGTCTGCTAAATCAGCAGCTGCTAATATCTCATTTACTGTAACAACTACTGGTATCAACTCACCACTTTCTATTCCTAAAGGTACAATTTTTAGTGGTCAGAATTCGAATGGACAGTTTCAATTTGTAACTGCACTTAACCAGAATTTCACATCATCTAATAATGTATTTGCAATCAATAATTTGCAGATATATGAAGGTTCTTATCTGACTGATGTGTTTACTGTTGACTATACTCAATCAAATCAAAGATTCATATTAAGTAACCCTGGTATCGATACTGATAGTCTTATTATAACTGCAATTGAGAATAATGTCAATACTTTCTTTACACCGGTTACAACTTTATTTAATTTAAATCCGGAGTCTAATGTATACTTCTTACAGGCGGCTCAGAATAATCAGTATGAGATTGTTTTTGGTGATGGTAACTTGGGAAGAATTCCAAATAATCTTGCGACCATTGTTGCCACTTATAGAGTAACAACAGGCGCCGCTGGTCAAGGTGTAAGTTCATTTCTAATTACTCAAGATCTCGGTGTTATTAACGGTGGTATTGCTACGCTATCTACAATTACTACAATTGCCAATTCATCTGGTGGTTCTGCAGCCGAATCAATAGATGTTATAAGAAAGAATGCACCAAGATATTTTGCAACACAGCAAAGAGCTGTTGCTTCAGATGACTATTCATCACTAGTATTAAGTCAATTTGGTGGTCAGATTGCAGACGCCAGTGTTTTTGGAGGAGAATTATTAAATCCAAAACAATACGGTAAGGTTGCAGTATGTTTAAAACCACAAGGTGCAACTGTTGCTCCTAATTATCTTAAGAATCAAATACTTAATTATTTGACACCATACGTATCTTTACCTACAACAGTTCTTATTACAGATCCAGATTACACATATATTGGTGTTAATTCAACTGTTCAATATAATGTAACAGGTACAACTGAAGTATCTTCTCAGATACAAGCGGTTATTACTAGTGCTATTAATCAGTTTAGTAAGAATAATCTAGAATTGTTTAATGCAGACTTTAGATATTCTAAGTTTGCAGCTTCTATTGATGCTTCAGATCCATCTATCACAAGTAATGATACTCAAATTAAAATTATTAAGAGAATATCACCACTTTTAAACTATCCAACATCGTATGTTTTAGATTATAACAATCCAACTGAGGTTGAATCAAGAATATCTGCCGAAGGATATGTTGCTGGTTTACCATTCTATGATGAACCGATGATTACATCTTCATCATTTACCTATGTTGATTCTACCGGAACTCAGTGGCCATTATCATATATTCGCGATGATAACTTTGGCACATTAGTTGTATACACAACTATTAATAACGTATTTACTGTTATTAATCCAAACTTAGGTACTGTTAATTATATTACAGGTGAACTTATTATTAATGCACTTGAAACTTCATTTTATAATCAATATATTTCCATATACATGGAGCCAGCAACAAAAGACATTTTAGTGAATCGCGATAAGATACTTAAAATTGATCTTGCTGACGTCACAGTTAATGTAATTCCGACTCAAAAGTAATTAAATGAATTTTAATATAGAAAAAAAGATATCTAATTTTATTGAGAGTCAATTCCCTCAGTTCTATTTGTCTGAGGGACCAAATTTTATTTTGTTTGTTAAAGCATATTATGAATGGTTAGAGTCTGAAGGTCAAGCAATTAATCAAGCAAGAAGTCTATTTGATATTAGAGATATTGATAATACACTGGATCAATTTCTTACACACTTTCAAACAAAGTATCTTTATGGTATTCCATTTAATGTAATTGTTAATCCAAGATATCTTCTTAAGCATATTCTTGATGTGTATAGATCTAAAGGTTCTATACAGTGTTATAAACTTTTATTTAGATTAATATACAATCAAGATGCTGAAATATATCTTCCAAGTGAAGATGTTCTTAGATTATCGGCAGGTACTTGGATTCAACCACAATATGTTGAAGTTACAAACACCCCAAATCTTCAAAGTTATGTTGGTCAAACTGTTATTGGAGCATCTTCTAATACTACTGCAATTATAGAAAGCTTTATCACTCAACCTATCAATGATAATATAATTGCTACCCTATATTATTCAAATATGGAACCTAAAGGTGGTTCATTTGCACAAGGTGAGAAGATTGTTATTCTAGATCAATATAGCAATACCACTGCTATTACTGCCGCCCCATCTGTTATTGGATCTTTGGATCATCTCAATATCATCAATGGTGGTGAAGGCTTTAACGTTGGTGATGTCATTAAGATTGCTCATTATTATCCAACAAATAATGCTGTAGTATCTTATGGTGTGGATGGTTTATTGAGAGTTAATAGTCTAAAAAGTGCCGTTGGTGCTTTATCATTTGATATTGTATCTGGTGGTTTTGGATTTACTCCAAATACAAATGTTTTTTTATATAGAGATGCTAGTGATACTACTGGTATTGGTGCTTCGGTCTCAATAGGTAATTTTACATATAATCAATCAATACAGTATAATACAGATTTAATTGTTGATTATGCAAATGTTAATCTTAATGCAGTATCGTATGGATTACCAGCAAATTCATCTGCAAATGATGCATCAACTATTCAGTCTGCTTTAGCATTTACAAATAGTATTTTTGGAACTATTGGATCTCTTACTAATATCTCAACCGGCAATGGTTATACTAATTCAGCTCATATATTTGTTCGTTCAACTCAGAATTCAATTAAAAATCTTCCTGGTACTATAAGTTATAGTACATCTTCTAATACTATTACTGGCACTTCTACAACATTTCCATATTATTTTAGTAATGGTGATGTAATTAGATTACAAGCCAATACATCAAATAATCAAACAGTAGAACTTCAAGTTATTAAGAGCGTTGATAGCAATACTCAAATTACATTATATGGACCACCAACATATTCATCTACATCTGCTGCTGCTTACAGAACAGCACCTGTTATTTTACCATCTCAGTATGCACTCTACGATCCAGTTATGGTAAGATCTGATGGCACAATTAATGGTGAGAATGATGAAATAAGTGGAATTCCTGCATCAGGTAATAGTATTATTGCTACAGTATCAGCAATTAATACAGGTAAAGGATATGTTGATGGTGAGTTTGTATATG